GACGACAGTTGCTGCGGCAGCGGGGAGTGTGACTCTCACGAGCTTCCCGACGGAGTTCGTGAACGCTGCCGTGGCCAACGATGTTGCTGTCAACGCCTGCGGCGTCGTGACATTGGCCGTCCCTTGGGTTCCGACCCAGGCGCGGCGATGTTGCTGCCGTCGCGAATACGGCCTACTGAAAAATAGGTTCGGCAAGTCGGCTCAGAAAGAGAGTGTTAGGGAAGTTCGCGGACGCGCATGTCCCCGCTCAGGAGGATCGCGTCAGCAGGCGTTGTGTTGAGGCGGAACACGATCGCGGCTGCGTTCGCGACAACGTCACGATGTTCAGCGGGTGGCGCATACACGTAGGGGATCCGGTTGTTCATCCCGTCCGGGTGGCGGTTGATGATCGAACCGCTCGTCGTCGCCTTCGTCGTGTCGTTCACCCTGGCGGTGAACCCCGCTGCGGCATCGTTCACGATCGTCGGAGCCGGCGTCGGCGCCGTCCCACCTGAACCCGCCGTGACAGTCGCGGGCAGATAGAGCAGCTCCACGTCAAAGAGTTCTTCCTGGGCGTCCCCAGCGTCCGCTGACCCGCCGGAGGCGGCGACGTAGATAGATTCGATGATGCAGATCTTGTCAGCGGCCGGCTTGATATAGAAGAGGTCCTGCTGGGCGGTGACGGAGACGGCGACGAAGCTGACGCTGTATCCGCGTCCGAGGCCGATCATGCTTCACGCACCTCCTCGATCACACTCAGCGACTTCACCACAGTCACGTCCTTGAGGCTGCCTATGAGCTTGTCCATCACGTCAGTCTCAGCAGCCCTGGCTGCTTTTCTTCGTGACGGGCTGTATCCGGACGCGTCAGGGTCTTTGATGTCGTAGTCGAAGGGCACGTCAACGACTAGCCGGACTCTTGCGACGAGTTCCATTAGTTCCACCTGTCCATTGTGTTGTGACGGTGTGACAGTGATCGTTGGGGTGTACCAGCCACCAACGAAGCAGAAGCTGATGCGGTGAATAATGTCAACGCGAGGGGTGGAGTGATAAACGCAGCATTGTTTGTCGTTGAGCCTTCAGTCGTCCCGTCATAGAAGAACGAAGACGTGTATGCAGTGGCCATACTCTGCGTGAACTGATCGGATACTTCGAAGACCAGAATATCGCCATCGCTAATAGCAAGATCGGTGCCTCCTACGCTCCCACCAACTGAGAAGGTCAGTTCGGCTGTCGACGCCGGCGCCGAAGGAGTAAAAGCGACTCTGTTGTTCGTAGTGGTCCCTACTATGGCACCTGTCGAAGGTCTCCAGCAATAGGCCGTAACTGTTATGCCCTGATTGTGGTTTGTATTGCTCTCGGAACGGGCGCCTGCACAGGTCCAATTTGCAGCACTACCGAACAGAATTGTCTGCGCTGCGAGCGGCCGTGACACAAACCTTCTGAATCCCCAACGCTGAACACTTGTATTGGCTTGGGCGGTGAACGAGGCGGATGTTTGTGCGGCACCTAGTACGTCTGTAGCGTCGCGAGCAGTTCTCGCTCCGGTAGCATCACCAGTCGTGTCCGGACCGATAGTGGCGAATGCCCCTGTTGGCATCGTTCCCGTGTTGGGCGTTGCGGCATCGTGAAAGTAGAACTTGCTGATCGTGGCCATCTACGACTCCACAATCCGGAAATCGCAACAACCGGTGAACCCTGGAGCAACCGGACAGTCAAGACCAGGCGTTGGTAGCTCTCGCGCCTGCTTGACGGTCTCGATCAGAACATCGTCGACGACTGCACCCACCATGCAAGCTCGGTTGCCGTCACAGAACCCGTGAACTTCCCAGCGTCGACCATCCGTATGTCGGTAACGGATGTAACCACGCCGCCGCTCCTCGATTAGAACATAAGGGTCAAGCGTCTTCTCTAAGAGGTCACAGCGAACGTTGTCTCCGCGATCTCTTTGAAGTAGAACTTGAACGTCCCCAACTCCGCCGTACAACTGACGATCCCGTAACCAGCCAAAATCGGGAAAGATGTCCCGTCGGAGACCCATTTGCCTAAGGCCCAGGGGCTGTATCCCGGCGCGTCGTAGCAATAGACCACGATCCGTGGGCTGGGCGCAGACTTTGGCAGTGTGTAACTGAACGTCACAGTCGAACCAGCAACAACCGGCTGCGGCTGGTCCAGCGTGATTGATGCTCCCGATGGAGCGGCAGCTGCCGTCGGTGCGAGCAGAACGGCCGTGAAGCAGCCGAGTATCAGTAGCCGTTTCATGGGATAGCCTCCAGCGCGCCGGCCCGCTGCTTCCATGCTGGGGACGGTGGGCCGGCACCGTCGACACCGACGCTACGCCTCGAGGCTGCGGCTGTCTAGTCAAGAATTCCACTGGCCGATCGACTAGTTGTCGAAGACCGCCGAGATCGTGAAGGAAATGCTGTCACCACTGGACAAGCCGATGCTGGTGAAGTCTCCTTTGAGGAACAGGTTCCCGGAGCCCATCGTGGCGTTGTCCCACAATCCGGCGTTCGTCACGGAACCGGCACCCGTTGCAGTCCGGGTCCCCGTGACCCTGTAGGTGTCATTGGTTGTCGTGGTCGTCTGCTGCGACGACGTACCGGTCGTTCGGGTACCGGTACCTGTGGAGAGGTCGACGTCCTTCTCGGTGAAGAGGGTCGTGTCGGCGACAGCGGTCGTGCCGGCGCCGGTTCCCCATCCGATGAATTTCGGCTCAGTGCCTGATCCGGCGATCCTGTTCGTAACAATCGCAAGCCCGCCGTCAACTACTTTGGTTGCCATGTTCTAGCTCCTCTTCTTCTTGGGTTTGATGAGTCGCACGGCTCTGACGAGCGGGTTGCGGTAGTAGCTGGCCACGACCCCGTGGTCTTCGACGGTTCCGTCGGCTCGTGTGACTACGACTTCGATGGTTGCTTCTTTGACGGGGCCTTTGGCCTGGATTCCGCTCACTTTTTCTTGGTTGCTTTCTTTGCTGTTGTTTCGGTTGTTGCGCTACTGGTGGTGGTCCCGGTGAGGCCGCTGAGAGTGCTCGATGTGGTGCTCTGTGGTGTTTCGCCTTTCGGGTTGTAGTAGCCCTTCTGGCGCCGTTCTCTGTATGGCGTCAACTTGGCTCCTCTCCACATGTGAGGACCCGGCATCGACTGCCGGGTCCTCACTTCGTTCAGCGTCTCCTGGTTAGGAGGCGGTCGTGATCAGTGCGAACGCGCCGTCGTCGACGACGACTGCCTTGAACGCGCCGATGATTCCGACCTCGATGCCGCCGATGGCGGGCTCGACGGTGCGGAGCTCGACGGGTGCGCCTCCGGTCTCGGCGACGAGGAACCCGTTGATGTCACCGACGACGATCGTCCCCGACGGCATCCCACGGCTCACGAGGATGTTGAGGGGGCCGATGTTGTTGCCGTTGACGCTGGTGAAGATCGCCTGCGGCGTCGACGTCAACCCGAGCAGGTATCCGTACCGGTCAGGGGACAGGATGATCGTGTTCGCTGTCCGCTGGCTGTTCGCGTACACGGCTGCGTAGCCGGCACCGACCGCGGTCATGATCGTTGCGAAGTCGGCGGTTCCGCCGAGCGTCGTCCCGATCTCATGCGTGAACGCTGAGTCTACGAGCGTCTGTGCGGCGTTCTGCTCCGTCTTCAACGCGTAGTCGGCTGCGGCCAAGTCGAACCAGAGCTGCAGCGCGTCCGGGGTCGACCAGTTGATCGCCTGCCAGGACAGGTCGCCGCCGCCGAGGTACGTCTGGGCGGTCGCCTGTTCGAGATCGACGTGCATCGCCTGGTTGCCAGCCTCGGTCTTCTCCGACGCCTGCACGTCGACGACTGGCCGCTGCGAGACCTTCGGATACGTCAACTGGCCGCGGAGCAGCGTCGTGCGCGGTGACGCGTCGACGAGCGGACGCGACTTGTTGATGACCTGGAAGATCTGGTCGATGTACTGCGGCGGCTGCAGGCCACCGACATCCGAGCTGAGCGTGTTCGCCGGGGTGCGCTTGACGATGTTCAGCCGCTCGTGTGCCTGCGTGACCGCCTTCTCGCCGCCGGCAAGCTGTGCGATCTCGGCGAAATGCTGACCCGGCTGGGTCAGGATCCGGTCGTACGCGTAGTCGGCGAACGTCCGGTAGACGGGCTCGCCGTCCGACTCGTCGAGACGTCCGTCGGCGTTCGCGATGACGCGGCGGACGCGCTTGGCGTTCTCGATCGCCGTCCTGGTCGCCTCGATGTCCTTGGACCGCTGGTCGATCCTTGTGTCCAGCTCGACGAGCTGCTCGCGGTACGCCTTGAACTGCTCCTCGTCCGCCTCGGTCGGCGTCGAGTCTCCGCGCTCTTTGATGTCCTGTGCGAGCGCCTCGAACTTGCGTTGAATCAGGTCACGCTTGTCGAGCTCCTGCGAGAGCAGGGCTTCGCTGTGCGTGGTGTCTGCTGCGACACTCATGCCGTTGTCCTCCCGAACTAGTGGGTTGCCTGACGTGCTGGCGGGTGCCGCGTTCGGGGGTGCCGGCTAGTCCGGGGTGCCCGTAATAGAGCGGGGTGCGCCGTGCGGTGGTGCTGTGTCGTGCGTTGCTGCTGCTAGTCCGCCTCTGTCGATTCGGTCTGCAACAGGTTCTGGAGCCTGTCGAGGATCTCGCGCATCGTCGAGATGTCCTCGGGATCGTCTTCTTCGGCGATCCAGTTCTCAGCGATCGACACCATCATCTGGAGCCTGTTCGCGGAATCTTCGTCGGCCGCCTCGTCGACGGCTTCTGGTGCCTGACGGGCTGCCGGCGTTGACGTCCCTGCCGACTGGGAGAGGAGCCGCTCGAGCGTCGCCTTCGCCGAGTCGCGCTGAGACTGGCTCGCGTCCTTGGGGAAGCCCTGGCCGATCCGTGACAACGCGTTGCGGACGGCGTTGACGTTCACCTCGCGCGTTCCCGGTTCCCGGACGGGCAGGTAACACATCTGTTTCGTCTTCGGCTTCCCGGCGGGGTTCAGATCAATGACGGAGGCGGAGCAGTATTCGTCCACAGAGGGCCACCTGGATGAACTGCCATCCCACGGCCTCTCTGTGAAGGCACGCTCAACGATGTCTACGACCTCGTCAGGCGGGACGATGCCGATGCGACGGCACCGCTCACGGATCTCGTCCGGCAAGCTGATCATGGCCAGCATCTCGTCGTCGTCTTCGTCGACCATCAGGTCTTCCTCTCTCACAGCGAGCACGCCCGCCGATTGGTAGGCCGGATTGCGGCAGAGAGCGACGTTGACGAGATGGGCTTTCATTCGCTGGACGACGCCGTTGTCCATCCGCACCGACTTCTTCACGCGCGCCTCGAGCGAGATACCGTTCAGGGCGCCATCGTTGACTAGCTCGAGCGTCTTGTCGCCGTCAGCCGAGTTGAGGATCCGGAACGACCCGTAGAACCCGTCGTCGGACTCCCTGAGCGCTTCGCCGCGGCCCAGCACGTCAGCCATTGTTTGGCCGTGCTCGAAGTTGACGTACACCTCTCGGGCGCGGCCTGCACGCGCGCCGCGAACCTGGTCCGAGAACGCACCCTGCATCCACATTTCCCGGTACAGCGGTCCGCCATCGGATACCTCTGTTGGGATCCCGTAGGGGACGATGCGGACGTCGATGGTGCGGCCGTCGCCTGGTGTGACTTCCGCCTCGAATGACCGCTTAACAAAAGCGGCCATCTCTGGCCGCTCCATGTTCACGCCTTCGCTTGCCGTCATGCTCATCCTGCGCCTCCTCCGCTGATCGCGGTCAAATTGGTCGCCAACCCGACCGGGCCGGGCGACGCGTTTGCGCCCGCGACCTGTGAGTCCTGGGCGACGGCTGCCGCCTGGCTGTCGTCTTCCTCCGTCGCCAACGGTCCAGCAGCCGTGCTCAACGGCAGGAACGTGTCCGCCGCGTCAAAGTCGACCGACTGGCCGGCCGGGAGCAGCTGGGCTGAGAATGCGTTCGCGATCCTGTTCGCGGTCGGCCTGAGCTCGAACCGCCACCACATCTCGCCGAGGGCGGCCGGGTTCTGGTAGGTCATGCCCCACCGGATCGCCATGTTCAACAACACGGCCGGGACACCGAACGCTGTCGCGATCGCTTTCGCGTTGAAGTCCTGTACCTCCAACAAGCCCAACTCTTGCGGGTTGAACGACAGAGGTGAGAAGTCCCAGTTCTTGTCAAGGACGGGCGGTGCGCCGTTGCGGCGACTCGTGGCCTCCATCCATGCCGTCTGGGCGTCTTGCGCCTGTTTCTGGGTCAGATGCGGCGCCGTCAGATTCTTCAGGACTGCGGTCGGGATGCCGCCCTGGCTGACCGTCATTGACTGGTTACCGGCCGCGAGCAGCCCCCACGCTTGCTGCGCGTAGGCGCGCAACGCGGAACAACCGTGCGCACCGTACCCTGGGTTGCGGTCGATCTGGATGACCCTTGTCGGATCCAGCTGGTCGGCTCCGAGCTGGTAGACGCGCTCACCGTCACGGATCACAACCGACGTGTACTGGGACGGCAGCACCGTCCAGGTGCGCGGATACCCGGTCGCGTAATAGTCGGTGACGTACAGGAGCGAGTAACCCCACCCGTACATGTCGGACACCAGTGCGAAGATCGCGTCCGACAACCCGTTCGGGAAGTAGGCGGGGTCGGGGCTGGAGCACCAGGAAGGCTCATAGTTGCCGTGATACCGGAGCGGCATGGCGGCGATCTGTTGCGCGTTCATCTGGATGCACCGGTTCGCCACCCACACCCGTTCCGCCAACCACCCGTTCCCCGGTACGAACTGCTGCGACGCGAGCAGGCCGTTTTCAGCCCAGAAGAACGGGATCTGCGACTGGAACAGGGACATGTTCGTCCCCTCCAACGGTTCGCCTATGTCGCGCTGCACGGTGCCGGCTTGTTCTTGGACACGCTGAAGCGCGGCCCCGTCGAGGCCGAGAAGACGAGCGATACGACCCATTAGTCGGACGCTGCCTGTGTCTCGTCGACGATCAGGGCGCCGGGAAACAAAGAGACCGCGGCAGCCAACGCATCCTTCCGGTTCTCATATCCCTCGCTCGACGACGCAATCGTCAACCCGTTCGCCGCCACAGCCTCAAACCGGAACTCCTTGCCGTGATCCCGGTAGAGACGCACCCTCGTGATGTTCGGATGCTCCGTCAAAAGATCCCTGTCGTCACCGAAGAGAACCTGCCGACAGCAACACCAAGCGCAAGCGTCGCCGCGACCAACGGGGAAATGTCGACGCTCGAATGCTTCCGCGACCAAGCCCACGCATCACCAAGCTGGCGAGTCCGGGCGCCACGAATCGCGTCGCGCAACTCAGCCGACCCCAGATGCGCCAACGTCCCATCCGCCACCATGTCGACCAGCCGGCCGCACGCCTGCGCGTGCTCCTGCGAGTTGACCGTTTCCACAGTGATCCCCAACTCCTCAAGCGCCGGAATCAAAGAGGCGGCCGGCCCGATCGCGTCACACGCGACCACATCGATGTTTCCGCTTTCAACCATCTCAGCGATCCGACCCGGCACCCAAAGCGTCCCCTGCTTCGACTCCTGAATCTCCACATGCCACAGCCTGTCCTGGTTGTAGCCGGCAAACGCAATCGAAGTGCGCCGCTCCGGAGACACGTCGTACGCGAGCTGGTAGTACGGCTGCAACACAGAGTCGGGTTGCTCGAGGCGGTCCCACGCCTCAATCGCGAACACCAACTCCTCAACACCGTCAGTGCGCGGCCAATCACCCACATCGTG